TCGCCGCTGGCGCTGGCGAATACCGTGATCAAGCTCGGCGACGTCAGCAATGAACTGCGCGGCTACATCATGCATTCCAAGTCGTGGAATGATCTCTACGGCCACGCGCTGACCAACAACGAGCGGCTGTTCGAGTACGGGACCGTCGCCGTCAGCGCCGATCCCATGGGCCGGCGCTACATCATGAACGACAACCCCGCGCTGGTCGACAGTTCCGTCGCCAACAGTCCGAAGTTCCACACGCTCACGCTGTCGGCCGGCGCCGTCACCATCGAACAGAACCCCGACTTCAACGACAACTGGTCGGACACCAACGGCAACGAGAATATCAAGCGCACGTATCAGGCCGAATGGTCCTACAACGTCGGCGTCAAGGGGTTCACCTACGACAAGACGGCGGGGCATGCGCCCAATGACGCGGCGCTGTTCGCGGCGGGTTCGTGGGACCAGACCACCACGAGCATCAAGAACGGCCCCGGCGCCATTCTCGTGTCGAAGTAATCGACACAACGTCGCAAGGGTGTATAAGGACGGGCGGGGTAATTCCCGCCCGCTCTCGTGAGGACCACCCGCAATGTCCCTGACAAACCGCTACATCGTTCTGTTCTTCTCAGCAGGCATCGTGCCGTCCCCGGCCGAACTGGAAGCCGCCCGCGACCTCGGCCCCAACGTGCGCTGGCGCAATGTCGCGCACCACGTCGAAGGCTCGGTGGAACCCTGCACCGCCGTCGCAGGCCTCGTGCCCGACGACTACCTCGTGCATTACCCGCGCGCCGTGAGCTACGTCGACTGGATCGGCGGCAAGCTCCCCGTCGTCGTGCCCCCGCCCCCGCCGGCCGAGCCGGACGGCGCCGTTGACGCTGCCGCCTTCCTCGGGCCGGCGCCCGGCTCGGCCAAGCCCAGGACGCGCGGGAATAGCGGCTCCCCGCCCGTGGCGCGGGCGCCTAGCGCCATCCCGCCGGTTTCGCTACCTTCGCCCCCGCCGGCCGGAGATGCCGGCGCAGCCCCGCCCCCGCCGCCCGCAGGGGGCAAGCCCGCAGACTGGCAACCGAACGGATAACGCACCATGGCGCTCGCACTGATCATCGAAGACGGCACGAACGTTGCGGGCGCCAACAGCTACGTCACGGTTGCCGAGGTTCGCGCATATTGCGACCTACGCGGCGACGTACTGCCGGCTGCTGACGACGATGTAATCCCGCTCATTGTCAAGGGCATGGATTACATCGAAGGTTTCGAGGAACAGCTATCCGGCAAGCGCACGTTCGGCATGTTGCAGCCCCTTTCGTGGCCGCGCGCCAATGTGAGCGTACATGGCGAGGCCGTGTACGCGAAATATGTGCCCACGGCGATCAAGGCCGTTGTCTGCTACCTCGCCAGCATCGCCGACGACGTTGACCTTGTGGGCAACCGAGACAGCAACGCCGTCACGCTCGAAAAGATCGGGCCATTGCAGACGAACTACAGCCCGACGCAGGGCGCCACGGTCGGCCCCATGCTGCCGCAGGTTACGCGCATGATGAAACCTTTCCTGCGCTCCGGCGCGGGCATGCTGCGGTCGGTGCGCATATGACGAAGTACGGTAAGCAGATTGCACGCGCCCGCAAGATCATTGCGAGCAAGGGCACCACCGTTGTGTGGTTCAAGGCGGGCGAGCCTGTCGACGCCGACGACCAGACGCCGGAATATGCCGAGCTTGGGGAAGGTAAGGCTTACGCCGACATTCCCGCAGTTTTCTACCCTGCGAACGCTACCACGCAGTACACCAACGTTTTCGTTCCGCTGCTCGGGATGGCAGGCGAAAACTCGATTTGCTGCATTCCTGGCGACGTGCCCTTCATTCCGCAGTACGGCGACGGCGTGCTCATTGCCGAGGGCGACTTGCGACACGTCGACCTTATCAACAAGACTGCGCCGGACGGCACGGCGATCATTTACGAGGTTTCGTTCAAATGATAGCAACGACCGAATACGACGCATATTCGCAGATGGCTGCGCGTATCCGTGACATTGCCAACAGTGCCGCGATGGAAACTGTCGTGGGTTACAAGCCCGAAGTGCGATACGATAACCAACAATACAAGGATGACCCGCGCCGCGACAAGCTTTGGATGCGCTTTGCCATTGTGCAGGCTGGCGAGAAGACGCGCACCCTTGGCAAGCCCTCGCGTGTCACGTACCATGGCACGGCCGGAGTGCAGTTGTTCGTTCCGCTCAACGACACGAACGCGGCGGCGCGCGGGCGGCAAGTTGCCGACCTTCTGTTAAGCGGACTACAAGCTAGTACGCCGTCTGTCGACTTCTACAAGCCGGGCATTAAGGACATGCCGCAGGTTGACGGCTGGTGGTACAAGCGAGTTTTCGCCACGTACAACTTCACGCAATACCAGGGAAGCTAACGCAATGACGAAGAATGTTACGCAGAAGTCCAACAGCACCGGCCTGTCCGTCGCCCGTGAACTGTCGCTCGGCGTGCTGCCGGCGGTGCCCGTGTGGGAACAGCGCGAGCCGAACAGTTACAAGGACCTCGGGGCCGATTACACTTCCAAGGCTCGCAGCCCGATCAATGCTTCGCGTCAGCAGAGCAAGGGCGTCATCGTGGACCGTGACGCGGCCGGCGGCTGGCAGGAAGACCTCACGTACCCGGCGCTGCTGTCGTTCGCCGAAGCAATCATGTTCGCCAAGTTCCGCAGCAAGGGCGATGTCGTCGCAACGGGCGTGACGGCGGCCGGCGGCTATGCCGTGGCGGCCGGTGGCGACTACTTCAAGACGGGCGACATCATCGTCGGCGTCGACTTCCCCGATGCGGCCAACAACGGCCCGCGCACCCTGACGGCCGATGGCGGCGCGGCTGCCGTGGCGGCGCCGGGCGCGGTGGACGGTGCCGGCGGCGGCTATATCAGCAAGGTCGGGCACGTGTTCCCGGCCGGCGACCTGTCCGTCGTCAAGGTCGGCCTCAACTTCGCGCTCACCAGCGCCGCCGGCCTGCTCGGTGGCCTCGGTGTCATCGAAGGCGAGTACCTGTACGTCGGCGGCGACAGCCTCGCCAGCCGTCTGAACGATGCCGGCGGCTTCTGCCGTGTATTCTCGGTGTCGGCCGATGGCAAGACGATGGTCCTCGACAAGATGCAGTTCGCCGCTCTGACGGACGGCGCCGGCAAGACGGTTTCCGTGTACGTCGGCCGGCTCGTCAAGAACGAAGCCGATCCCGACTTGCAGGTGATGTACACGCATCATATCGAGCGTTCGCTGGGCAAGGCCAACACCGAGGATGCCGGCGAACAGGGCGAGTACGTCAAGGGCGCCGTCGTCAATACGTGGTCAATGCCGCTCAACACGGCCGACAAGGTGACGATGGATTTCAGCTTCGTCGGCACGCAGTACGAAGCCGTAACGTCGGAGGAAGGCCTCAAGGCCGGCACGCGCCCGCCGCTCAACGAAGGCAACGCGTTCACGACGTCCAACGATCTCGTCTTCTCGGCCATCAATGTGGTCGGCAACGCGCTGCCGCTGTATGCGTACCTGACCGACTGCTCGCTGTCGGTCAACAACAACGTGAAGCCGAACAAGGCGCTGTCCGTGCTCGGTGCCTTCGACCTCAACCCCGGCAACTTCATCGTCACGGCCAATGCGACGGCCTACTTCGCCGATGTGACGGCGCAGGAAGCCATCGCCAACAACGACGACATTACGGTGTCGTTCGGGCTGGTGCGCAGCAATCAGGGGATCATCTTCGACATGCCGCTGTGCAGTCTCGGGGACGGCAAGCCCAAGATCGCCACCAACGAGCCCATTACGCTGAGCCTCGACATCACCGCCGCAAGATCGTCGTTGATTTCGGCGACGACCGACTATACGCTGTCCATGGTATTCTTCGATTACCTCCCGACAGCCGCTCACGGTGCGTAACATGCAGTTCGATAACGTCAAGACGACAAGCAAGGAAGCGCGCGAGGTCGCGCTTCCCCTCGGCAAGGGCGTGGCAAAGTTCATGGTCACGTTCCTCGACATCCGGTCCGTAGGCTACCAGCGCACGCGTATCGCCGTGCAAAAGCCCCTCGCCAAGGTCATTGCGGCCGACAGGCTGTCGGACGAGGAAGACCGGGAAATCTCGGTGCGCACGTTCGTCAGGCATGCGCTCAAGGGCTGGTCGGGTATCACCAGCAACGGCGAGCCGGTGCCGTTCACCGAGGACAACGCGGTGTCATTCCTCGTGCAGTCCCCCGATACGTTCTATGCGCTGATCGATGAAGCCATGGACAAGGGCAGTTACATGCCTTCGGAGGAAGACGCAAAAAACTCCGGGACTGCCTCGACTTTGAACTGAAGTACGGGGCAGGGCAAGCCGACAAGATATTGCAGGCGGCGAAGTTACAGCGCCGCCCGCCGCCCGAGCACTTGCAGAACCCGCCGGAAGTTTCTGACGACAATGCGCTTGCATGGCGCTGTTTTTGGAACCTTCGGCGCGGCGTCGACAGCTTAATGCCGCTTCGCTGGAAAGACATCGCATTGTGGGCACATACCTACGGATGCGACGTCGACATGATGGAAGGCGTGCAACAGCGCATCGTGATACTGGACGCGGTGTATGTGCCGTTCATGACGGCGAAGGCTAAAGCAGCGCAGGGCAACAACAATGGGAATGCGCCTCGAAATCGACGGAACTAGTTTCAGGCGCAAGATGGAAAGTCACGCTGCGAACCTCAAGCTTGGTTCGCAGCGTCGCATAGTTCTGTATGCCATTCAAATGCATATGAACCTGACCGAAGCCACGCCAATCCTCACAGGCAAGGCTAAGGCAGAATGGCAAGTCGGGCTCAATATCGAGCCCACAAGCGAACTGCTGCCGGACGTGAAGTCGCCAACGCGCGTCGATTGGCAAGCATACGCGCAGGCGGCCGAGCTTGAAATCTCACAGTTCCAGTCCGGTCAGACCATATACATCGTCAACAATGCCTCGTATATTGCCGACCTGAACGCGGGCTCGTCAGTCCAAGCGGCGGCAAACTTCGTGCAAGTCGCTGTGGATCGCGCCGGGGACGCATTGCGCGCAACGTTGTAAGGGGCTTGGCATGTCCGACGAAAAGATTTCCATTGCCCTTACTGACGACGGCACCATTGAGCAGATTACGGGCCTGCTGGAAGTCTTCGGCGTCAATGTCGAGGCCGCAGCCAACCGCGCGGTAGGTTCGTTCAACAATGTGGCGAAGTCACAGGACGCGGCGGCTGCGTCGGCGAAGATACTTGCCGAGGCCGAGAAGGCCGGCGTTCAGGCGTTGGACACGGTTGCGCTTACGCTGGACAAGTTGACCAATTCCGAGCTTAAGGCGGCTGCGTCCAGTGACCAGCTTGCGGCCACGGTGCAGCGGCTTGTGGTGGCCGAGAATGAGAGCATTGCCGCCGCCGTCAACATGGCGCGTGGTGTAACGGATGCGGGTGCCGCGCTTGAGGGCGCAGGCAACGCGGCCACCACGGCGGCTGCGCGCTTCGGCACGGTGGCGCGGGCGACGCAGGACATTTCGGCCGTGACTGCCGGCCTCAACATCTCGCAGAAAGAAACCGTCGCCATCCTGACGTCGCTTGGCGTGAGCGCAGCCGATGCCGGCGCGAAGATGGAAGCAGGCTACACGAGCGGCGCGAGCGCGGCGCAGCGCCTTGCCACGTCGCAGGCTGCATTGTCGCAGGCGGCGAAAGCCGGATACCTCGACCTTGAAGCCGTCGAAAACGCCATAGGCGCCCTGACACAGGCCGAGCTTGTGGCGATCTCAAACACCGAGGGCATGGCGCAGATATTCCGCGTGTTGTCCGAAGCTGTCGAAACGTCAAACTCGGCATTCGCTGCGAACGCTGTTGCTGTCGAGGCCGAGACGGGCACGTTCACGGCTGCGGCCAACCGTGCCGACGCGCTCGCCGCTGCGCACCAGCGATTGCGAGACTTCATGGCTGCGGATGCCGCCACGGCTGCGGAACTTGCCGCTGCCATGACGGGCGTTGCTGCGGCCGAAACCGAAGCGGGCACGGCTGCTGTGTCGGCTGGCGAAAAGTTCCTTGCGGTGAAAGAAGCTGGCGCCGGCATCGCCGCGACCTTCGGCGGGCTGAACGCGATCTTTGCCGGCGCGTTCGCAACGCACGAGATCATCGAAGCGTCTGACGAGTTTGCGAAGATCAACGGCACGCTTGTGGCTGTCACCGGCAGTTCTAAGGCTGCCGCCGCAGCGTACAGCGCCATCCGTCAGGTTGCGAACGATACGCAAACGCCGCTGGAAGCGAACATCAACACCTTCGGCCAGTTGTCGGCTGCGACGTCGCATGCCGGACTGTCGGCGTCACAGCTTGTCGACGCGCTCAAGGGCATTGACGCCGGCCTCAAGGTTGCGGGAACGTCGGGCCAGCCTGCGACTGCGGCCCTGCGCTCGCTCGCCGAAGTGTATGAGACAACGGGCAGCGCGACGCGCTATTTCCAGAACTTGCAGCGCGAGAGCCCGTTCCTGTTCCAGGCGATCAAGAAGGCTGCCGACGAAAGCGGTATCAGCCTTGAAGAATTTGGGTCGAAGTCCGGCGACGTGAGCCAACGCCAGCGCGACCTTAGCACGATCCTTGCCCGTGTGGGCACGGACTTGCAAGGGCAGGTTGGCGCGGTGAATACCGTTGGTGGTGCGCTCACTGTGCTTAAGAACAACCTTGTGGATTACGTTGGTTCCAGCACCACAGCGAGCGCGGAAACCACGATCCTCAAGGACGTCATTTACGCGGTTGCCACGAACCTCAACATTGCGATCCCCGCAGTGCTCGGGCTTGCGGCTGCCGTTACGGTTGTCAAGGTCGCACAGCTTGCCGTCGACCTCGTGAACGTCGCAACAGCAACCGTTGGCTGGATTGCTTCGCTCAGCCCGACCGTGCTTATCGTGGCTGCGGTGACTGCGGGCCTTATCGGCCTGACATTGGCGATCCAGGCAATTTACAACTATTTTCACCAAAGCGAGCCCATTGACATCTTCGGCGCCGCGCTGTCGAAGGCCAAGGACTACGCTGGACAGTTCGGCACGGCGCTCGGCGGCCTGTCGACTGCGTTGCAGAAGCATGCGCAGAACACAAGCGCTGCCGGCACTGTGACGGAAAACTTCGCCACGTCGACCAACACGGCCACGGCATCACAGGCGCCGTTCATCAACGCGTTGCAGGGCGTTGCCGGTGCGCACGGTGCTGCGTCCAGCGCGGCCGACACGCACCTTAAAACTATCAGTGTCCTTGACGCCAACACCAAGGCGGCGACGACTTCGACGGCTGCCCACACGCAGGCGACGAAGGATTACGCGACTGCGACCTATACGGCCAACGACGGCACGCAGACTGTGCTCAAGTCCGTAAGCGTGCTGACGACGAACGTGCATGACGCCACCAAGGCCGTGAATGACAACAAGTCGGCGTTCAGCGACCAAGTTGCTGCGGCGAAGGCTTCGGCCGACGCGACGGCTTCGGCGGGTGTTGCTGCGACGAACAGCACGACAGGCTGGCAGAGCCTTAGCGCATCGATCAAGGACACCATTGCGAACCTGCTCAACTATAAGCAGGCTGCGGCCGAGGCTGCAACGCAGACGCCCGTCGCCAGCAGCCAGGGTATCGGCCACGCCCGCGAAGGCGGCACGTTCCATGTCCCCGGCGGGACGGGCGTCGATAGCCGGCTGATCGCCGTGTCACCGGGCGAGGTCGTGACGGTCCAGACCCCGGCCCAGTACGCAGCGGGCGTGGCGCCGGCTAAGCGCCCCGGACAGACGCATTTCGCGGATGGGGGTGTCATAGCACCGGCCGGCGTCGACCTCGGCGGGCGGGCCGTTAATCTCGGTGTGGGCACGCCTTCGGTCCAGGGCTTCTCCGAGAGCCGCCAGGGGCCGACTGCCGCGACCACGACTGTCACTCAGCTTGCGCCGGCACTGTCGGCCAGCGCTGCCGCGACCTCGGCCAACACGGCGGCTGTCACGGCGAGCACGGCCAGCACGGCCAACGACACGACGACCACCGCGAACCTCAGCGGCGCCGTCGACAACCTGACGTCAACGCTCAGCACGACGAATGCGGCGCTTGACCACGTGGCCGAAACGGTTACGGCCCTTGAGGGTCGGATCGCTGCAACGAACTTCGGTGCTGCCGCTGCATCGGCGCCGGCTGCGGCGAACAACAACACGCCGACCCCGACCGCGCCGCAGACGACGTATACCCCGCCGCCCTCGACCCCTTCGACGCCTGCCACGACGTCGACCCCCGCCCTGACCGGCGCGGCGGCTGTTGCGGCTGCTCTCGCGCAGCAGCCTGTCGGGATCATCGGCGCGTCGCGGGTGACGCTCGGTTCCAACACGTCAACGTCAAGCTCGGGCAGCACGTCTATAGGTTCGGCAGCGTCGGCGAGCGCGCAACTCAAGTCGCAGCTTAACACGAGCGCGACCCTTGCTCAGCAAATCTTGCAGGGCTTCACCAAAGTCGGGCAGGGCTACGTCAACTATGCCACCGGGCAGACGCAGACAGAGCAGGAACATGCCAAGCAAGTGCAGGCTGCGGCGGCCCTGCAAACGCAGGCTCAGTTGTTCGCACGTGATGGTGGCGACTTTCATGTCGCTGGCGGCACGGGCGTTGACAGCAAGGTTGTGCAGCTTGCCGTTTCGCCCGGTGAAACTGTCGGCGTGAGGACACCGGCACAGCGCGCGGCTGCGGGCGGTGGCGGCGACAATCACCAGACCGTCAACATGTATGTGTCGACACCGGATGCCGGCAGCTTTAAGCAGTCCAGCGGGCAACTGTCACAGAAACTCGTGCGCGGGCTGCGTCGCGCTGGTCGGGGGTAAGCATGTCGGCTTTTGATGACGCGAGACTGCCGGTTGACATTGAGGTCGGTGCCGAAGGCGGCCCGACCTTCTCGACCGGCATTGTCACGATGGCGAATGGCACTGAGCAGCGCACACAGAACTGGTCGCGCGCAAAAAGCACGTATACCATCGGCTATGGCATTAGCGAAACCGATTGGCAGGCTGTGCGCGCGTTCTTCTATGCACGGCGCGGCCGAGCGCGCGGTTTCCGGTTCAAGGACTGGACGGACTACGTTGCGGACCTTGAGCCCGTGCTTGTCGACAACGGGCACATGTTCCTGGCAAAGACGTACAAGGATGACACCGGCCTGACGTACATTCGCCGGATAACGCGACCTGTGCCGGGCACGCTGGAACTGTTCGCTGCCGATGGCGTCACCAACGTTACCAGCAGCTATACGGAAAGCTATGGACTGCTGAGCGGCCCAAGCGCCCCGCTGCTGGCGTCATTCGAGTTTGACATTCCGATGCGTTTCGACGTTGACGAGTTTTCGTTGACGCACGAAACCATCAAAGCCGCTACTGTGGGCAATCTCAACCTCATTGAACTTATCGAAGACAGCTTGAAACTGAACGGAATGTGACATGCGCCAGCTTACGGATGATCAATCGGCATCGTTCAAGTCCGAACTGCTCACGCTGGCGATGCTGTTGGAACTGACGCTGAACGATGGCACGTCGGTGAAGCTGACGAACCATGACGCCGACGTTGGCGACTACAAGAGCACGTTCGGCCTGGACATCGATAACATCACCTTGCAGCTAGGCGGCGCCGGACAGACGACGACGGCAAGCGTGCTGCCCGACCTCGACAACATCGGCGGCGGCATCACCGTGTCTCAAATCGAAAGCAACGCGCTGGACGGCTGCTATGCTCGCGTGTCGCTGATCGATTGGAGCAAGCCGGGCGCCACGCCGTTCATCATGCTCACAGGCTACGTTGACGAAGCGAAGTACGGCAATGCGGGCAAACTAAACATGTCGCTGCTGACGCCGCTTAACAAGTCGCGCCCTATCTGCAAGGACATTGTATCGCAGATGTGCCGTGCCGACTTCGGCGACGAACGTTGCGGCATCAAAGTTGACGACGGCATGATTGACGGCCCACATGTCGAGGCGCCGATCAACGATCAATGTTTCTTGCTGTCGAGTGACGAGCAGACGCCGCGCAACTATTACAACAACGGCACGTGCTATTTCACGTCCGGCGCAAACAAGGGGCTCGGTTACGAAATCCTTGCGACGACTGCCGACCCTTCCACCACCGACAACGAGACGCTGTTCCTCAAGGTGCCGTTGGTGTTCCCTGTGCAGGCCGGCGACACGATGGAATTGTATCCAGGCTGCGACAAGGTGTTGACGTCGGGCTGTACGTTCTGGAACAATCAACACAACTTTCAAGGCGAGCCTTACACGGTCGACCCTTCCAAGGTGACGGTGGATGGCTGCGACCTGTTCGGGGCCGAAGGCAATGACGGCATTGGCCCGATCAATGCAGACAACAACAGCGGCAACGGCGTTGCAGGCAGCGGCAGCGCACCGAACGTTCCGGGCCTGCCGGGGAGTTGATTGACAATGGCTAACGAGACTGTCGCCCTCATTCAACAGCTTGCCAAGCGCGGCAACATCACGTCGCCATTGCAGGTGCAAGAGGCGGCAGCAAATCAGCTTAACAAGGCTGCTACGGTTTCCGGCGACACCAACACCCCGACTAACGTGTCATGGGGCAAGGCTGTGCCGGAGCTTATGGGCAACACTCGCACGGCCTGCTACCCCTTGTGGGCAGGGCCGCCGCGCTGCATCATGGGTCCGCTAAACTACCCCATTCACAAGGACCAACTTGACTTCGCCGTGATGATCGGCCACCCGCAGATATTGCGGCGCAAGATTAGCCTTGTGCGCCTGTGGCTTGACGGCGTGCTCGTGTGGGACGGTTACAGCGGCGGCTATCACCCCGGCATCCTTGTGCTGCCGAATGGCGAAACGTGCGGGTTCACGTTCTACGACGGCACGCAGGAAGACAGCGACCCGGTGATGCGCCGCTATCTCGGTGCGCCGCCTGCGTTCACCGGCCGCATGTACATTGTAATCCGCAACTTCACCACGCGCACGTCCTCGCTTGTCGTGTCGAAGTCCGGCAGTACGCAGGCTTACGGCTACGGCTACAGCACGCCCGACCAAAAGATTGTTGT